GTTCATCAACCTGCGAACCATCACCATCACCAGTGCCCTGGTTCTGGATCTGACTCCGGGAGAACTCGCTAACCTGCGAAGCGGCCACGACCGACCTACCAACCGGCTTATCTGACGGAGCAGATGCCTTAGTAGGCACCCCATTCTCAGTCAGCCAAGCCGCGCTCTTTGCACTAAAATACGGCGTCTTCGGGGCAGGTAGAAGATCTACCGCCCAACCAGCATTGTCCTTGCGGGACGAGTTGCAGCTTCGACACGCTACCACCATATCCTCCGGAGCTTCTGCAGGAACTCCAGGATTCAAATGGTCATAGGTCGCGCCACGGCCGCCCTTCTGGTTACCCCAGTAAACGACGTTTCCGCACCAACGACATGCATCGCCGTCGCGAGCACGAATTGGCACAATCAACGCACCGTTACGGGTGTCATTACGCCGCCTGTTTTCCCAATCAATCTCCTCTCGTAGGCGCATATGGAACAGGTCTTCATCCTCCACCAAACGATAGGCGATACGCCCATCATCCAGCGGCACCTCACCGGTAAGGTACCCACAGAACGTCGCATCAGCGATGAACTTCTGTGCAGCATCCGGAGTACCGGTGAACTTCAGAATAGAGCCGCGCTCAACAACATAATCAGTCTTGAACGCCGCCGCCTCAACAGCCAAAGCAAGCACCTGACCAAACAGCGACCACATAGACTGCATGCTCGCGCCGGGAATCTCCAGCGCTCGCCACACGATGCGATGCTGAGCGGCTGTGTCTGATACTTTCAGCCAGGGCATGAGGAGGGCTCCTTGCGGTGGTAGTAGTGTAGATCATCGTTCTCTACATCTGGGTCAGAATCAGCAGAACACTGCTAATTAGTGATGTCTTTCTCAATGGCGGCATCCACCAAATCCTCATACATGAGGTCGAGTAGATGCTGGATTTGGGACATGCGCTCGCGTATCTGACGCTGGCGCTTTCCGAGGTTCGCGTTACGCAGCGCCGCCGGCGTAAACGGGGCGAGGCTCTTCTTCGCCTCTTCGACGCGACCGAGTACCTCTGCGGATTCCTGCGGCGCTTCGGCAACTTCATCAGCGAGCGCCGGCGGCGCGGTGAGCGTCATAGGGAGCGTCGGTTCTTCCTTGGGTGCTGCGCCGGGTACTGCGGCGGTGAGTGCCTCTGCGTGTTGGCTTCGGCGGGATGCCTCAAGCTCGCGAATCTGGTTGATTGCTTCGCGGAGGCGGGGGTAGCTGTCGCTGTCTCGCTTCATGCTCATGGAGCGCTGCAGGAGCCCTTCAGTGGTCATGTAGGTTGCAGCGCGGGTTGCTTTGCCGCCGCCGAGGTCTTCGCGCCACTTCCGCTTCCATTTGGCGGAGACGCCGGTGAGGAGGCTGCCTTTGGCGAGCGCGCCGATTGCGTCTGCGAGGTCTGCGTTGTGGACCCAGATGCGGTCTGCGTCGTAGATGTGGCGGATGGGGGTGCCGTTGATGGTGATGTCTCGGTCTGGGTTGGCGATTGGGTGGTAGCGGTTCATGGTGTGTCCTTGGGGTGTGGGTGCTTATTCGGCGTAGTTGGTGTCGTCGTGGGAGTTGGCGTGGAGCTTGGCTTCTTCGCAGAGCTCTTCAAATGCGTCTTGGAGGACCAGGGAGTTGAGTGATTCGACGGCTTTGGTGTTTCTCTGTTTGCAGGTGCCGCATGTGATGCGGAAGCATTTGCCTACGATTTCCCCGTCCCTGGTGAGCTGTAGGACTTCGGCGGTGAAGGGGAAGCCTTCGTGTTCCTGGTGTTCTTGCATCGGTGTTTCTTCCTTAGTTGAGGATGGTGTAGGTTGCCCAGAGCATCGTTCGGCGTGGGTAGCCTCCGGTGTAGAGGTAGACGTCTCCGCCGGGGTGTACGTCGAAGGTGCTGCAGGCGCGGGGTGCGATTGCTGTGGCGACTGCGTCGATAACTGCTTTGTTGCGTGCTTTTTCGCCGTGGCGTCCGTCCCAGTAGGCGTGGGTGTGGATGATGTCCTTTTCGCCGGTGGCGGTTCCGTGGACGAATTCGATTGCGATCTTGTGGCTTGCCATGGTGGTGTTTCCTTGGGTGGGGTGTGGAGTGGTGGGGTCCCCCGCCGCCTGTGTGGCTACTGTAGGAAAAGAGTGGCGGCGGGGGAAGCTTATGGGTTGGCCGGCTAGATATTGATGGAGGTTGTCATCATTGCGCGGTAGCGGGCCTTGCCTGCTGCGCGGTTTCGCTGCCAGACTTCAACGTCTGAGGCCTTGTACCATAGGCGGCCGTCATCGTCCTTGGCAGCCGGTCGGAGGCGGATGCCGGCGGCTCGGACGGCAGTGCCGCTGTAGGTTCGGACGGTGGAGACTTTGATGCCTGCCGCGGCGGCTACCTGGCTTTCAGAGACGAGCTTTGTCTCTGGGTTGCAGGCTTCGAACATGGTCTTGTGCGGGAGGTCAAGCATCTTGGTCATTGGTGTTTCCTTTGGTGGGGCGGGGTTTGCGCCAGTGGATTGCTTGCATGTGGCGGCGGCAGAGTTGCTTGGAGGCTGCGCGCTTTTCTAGCCAGGCTTCGACGTCTTCGGGGCGGTACCAGTAGCGCCCGTTGAAGTCTCCCTTAGCCGCGGGGCGGAGGCGGGAGGTGACGGCGGCTTTGATGGAGTCGCCCGCGTAGGCTCGTAGCGTGGTTTCTTTGATGCCGGCTTCACGCGCCACAGTGGCGGCGGGGAGCAGATGCTCACCGGGGTTTGCCTTCAGCCACTCGGTGAGGGTTGGCAGGTCACTGAGGGGTGATTTAGCCATTGAGCCCTCCTTTGGTGTGGTCATGGACAAAGCTGCCAATGAGGATTGCGGCGGAAGCAGGGGCGAGCGCAAGCGCGAAGATGATTGCTCGGAAGGTGATTGTGGGCTGTGCGGTGCCGATTCCAATGATGGTGATGGATGCGAGCGCGCAAGCCCAGACGAGGGCTTTTGCGGTGCGGATAGTGCGGTCGGTGGTCATGGTGAGTGTCCTTGGGCTAGATGAGGAGGAGGATAAGGATGGTGAGTGCTGCGACGAGCCAGATGCCGAGGTTGATCCAGGCGAGGGTGATGAACTTCTTCTCCATCTCTGCGAGGTTGGCGCGAGCGATGGCAAGGTCGGCGCGAGCGATGGTGAGGTCGTGATTCAGGTTCGTCTGCTTGGCGTGGAGCTGCTTGGTGTAGCGGTTGAGCTGGGAGAGCGCCTTGCGCTGGTCCTTGCCGGCGCCCTGCAGGATTCCGACTGCGCACTCGGTTTCGGTGAGCTTGCGTTCGTTCTCGACGATGCATTGCATTGCGAATCCGACGTTTGCGTTCACATCTTTCGTGTGCTGTGCGACCCTCCCGTTGAGGTGGTCGGTGAGGCGGCGGGCCTCGCAGAGTTCGTCCTGGAGCGAGGCGACGCTGTTGTCGAGGCTGTCGATGTCGGCGCGTACTTGGTCGTGGTTGTCGATGATTGTCTGGATGGCGGTGTGGCGGTGGTGGCGTCCTGCTGCGCGGTCGCGTTTGGTCTTGGGGGTGGTGGTCATGGTGTGTCCTTTGCTGGCTGGTGTGTGGTGGGTGGTTAGAGGAGCTGTGCGATTTGGCTGCGGCGGTGGCGCATCAGGTGCTCTGCGAGGCGGGTGATGATGTGCTCTACCGCTTCGTCTGAGAGCTGGAGCGTGGCTTCGTCCTTGATCTGGTCTGCGGTCAGAGCGTCATGCAAGGTGACGCCGCAGTCAATCGGGCATGGAACGTGAATGTTCACGCGGTTCTTGAACAACTCGTTTTCGTGCAGGGTGGGTCGCAGGTCAGGTCGGATGATGTTCCTGCGGTCCCAGCAGATGCGGGCTGCCTCTAGGCACTTGTTCGCGTGGGCAATGAGCTCTACCCAGAAATCTTGGTGTGCGGCCTTGATGTGTTCGGCTGCGGTGGTGCCCATGGTGTGGGCGATGTTGGTACGGTCGAGCTCTGCGTAGACTTCCTGGCATGCCCCGCAGTGGAGTGCGGGTGCTTTCTTGCCGCGGAGGCGCGGGTCTCGGGTGTGTACGGTGAGGTGCCGTGCCCACCAGATAGTGCGGGCGTGCTCTGTGGCGAGCGCTTCGGCGGGATTTAGGTGTTTCTCGTTCATTGGTGCTTCCTTAGTTGGTATGGTTGGTTGATGAACCTGATAGTCAATATGGGAGGAATTCTCTAATGCTTGCTAATCCTGCTCGTGAGCTGCTTCGCGTGTTTGAGAGCTGGTCGCAGTCCTCTTCTTCTGTTGCACGTTTTGCACGCCCTTTGGATACTGAGGAGGAAATCGCGCAGGCTTTGCATGCGGCGCTTCTGCTGCGTGATATCCAGCGTCTTGTGAAGGTCGTGGAGGTTGAGCGCCCCAAACATAATTTGTCGTGGGCCTCGAAGTATTACGCCCGGTGGGCTCAAGCGATTTTCCAGTACCCCCACGGGTGGGACTATTCCTTCCAGTTAGAGAGCTACGAGCTGGACATGCTGTCTGCTTTGGCGGGTAACTTTGATGCATTCGCTAACTCCTCTGAACCTGGGATGCTTGATTGGCTCGACTCCCAGCGTGAGGCGATGGCTTCCAAGGTTCGCGAGGTCGCGGATTACGTTGCAGACGACCAGGGACTGAGCAGTTCTTTCCGTGCGTACATCCACGAGGTTATGCGCCGTGTGGAGGCCGCTTTCTCCGATGAGCTGAGCGGCAGCTTCAGCTTGTACAACGCATATATGGAATTCACTGTTTTAGTCGATGCAGTGTCTATCCGCACCACAGACTCCGAAGCGAGGTCGTTCTACCGCAGTGCATGGGACTGGCTGCAGGTTCCCGAGAACGCTAGGGCTCTTGCCTGGGCTGCTGCTCGTAAGGCGATCGGCCTCTAGGTTCCGCGCGGACGGCAAGCTGGAATCGGCGTCGTGCAAGCGCCGACTCTACGATGGCAATTGCTTCTTTGACCGTGATATGCACCGTGGTGCTATCACGGTCTTTTGCGTAGAGTGCTAAGTCATCAATGATGTTGTACATTTCCTGGATGACCTCGTCGGGGTCTGACTGGGGGCTGGTGGGTGTCTGGGGTTCGGGGGTGTTCATTGGTGTTTCCTCAGTTGGTGGTGTGTGAGTGCTACTCGGCTAGTTGGTGTCAACATGGGAGCTGGCGTGGAGCCTAGATTCTTCGAAGAGCCCTTTAAGTGCGTCTTGGAGGTGCAGGGAGTTGAGTGATTCAACGTCTTTGGTCTGTTCTTTTCCGCAGGTGCTGCATTTGAGGTGGAAGCTTCTACCTACGATTCGCCCGTTTCGGGCGATGTGAAAGACTTCGATGGTGAAGGGGGCGCCTTTTGTGTTCTGGTGTTCCTGCATTGGTATTCCTTCCTTAGTTGGTGGTGTGGGTGACGGGAAGGCTCGAAAGCCATGCGGTCAAAGATGAGCTGGTGTAGTAGATGCGTCCCCCGCCTTTGATGTATGCGGGGCCTTTCCTGGCTTTACGCCAGGCGGCTAGAGTTCGGGGCGAGATACCGAGATTGTCGGCAAGCTCTTCCGGGCTCCAGACCGTGAGCGCGTTATCGGGGATAGTCAGCATCTTGTGCGTCCTTTATGCGCGTGTAATTCCCTTACCAGGGACAAGGGGGTAAAAAAATTAAGCGGCGGTCATTTCGGGGATGTGCTCTTCGAAAAACCACCCAGGGCTCACATTGAGCACTGCTGCCAAGTCCCAAAGCTCCGTAGCTCGAATCGGGGCATTGTGATTCTCGAGAGCTGAGAGTCGAGATCGGCTAATCCCTACCTTGGCCGCCACGTCCGTTCGAGAGAGCTTGGCTTTGGCAAGAGCGAGCCGTATATTCTCGGCGAGAATCTCGCCATTGTTGCGGTGACTCATTCCGCCTCCTTTCGTGGTGATGTAATTAGCTTATGTCCCTGGTTTGGGACAAGTCAAGCTAAAATCTGAAATTTTTTAAAAATCTAGATTTTTTTCTTGTTCTTATATACACTGAGTGCATGAAGCAAGAACGTAAAAAAACCGCAGGCCGCCGTAGTACTGGCCCCGCAAACCGCTTTAGCCAACTGTTGAATGAGGAGCTCCGTGCCGCGCAATCACGCCGCCGGCTAACCCTGCGAGCATTGGAGGAGTTGTCGGGAGTTAGTCGCAATCGTCTCTCCTCGACGTTGAACCTCGATTCTTCCCCGCTTAACACGAACGAGTTTGAACTCATCTGTAGGGCGCTTGATCTGAGCCCTGCGGAGGTATGTTTCCGTGCAGAAGCAGCGTTGCAGAAAGAGTTGGCGGCGGAAACCTCCTCAGCATCTGATAAGGAACTGGCTGCGCAGATTCTGGCGCGTGCCGAGGCGGCAACCCAGGCTGGCTACCGCCTTGCCGCGCATCCTGCCGATACGGTCATTACTGAAGACCCTGCCGGCGCCTAACCAACTACCCCCTATTCACTAACTTCTCATGACTTCAACAGCAAATACATACGATCCAGAGCGCCACGCCGCGTCCCTGGGTATCCGCATCGTCGAAGCCCAGCCACCTGCCGGCACACTCGCCCTCTGGGATGAGCAGACCCGGACCATACTCACCGCCCCCGGGCTCCTGTGGCGACAGCGACGATGCGTCATAGCCCACGAGCTAGCCCACGCAATCAACGGCGACTCACACTCCCCCATGGACGACGTCGCCTCCACCAAGCGCGAGCGGCGCGCCGACACCGTTGCCGCCGGCTGGCTCCTGCAGCCACATGCCGTGCGGACAGCGTTGGCGGTGGCTCCTGATTCTTTGCCTGCTGCGGCGGCTGAGCTTGAGGTGACTGAGCGTATTCTCTCGGCTTGGTTGTGGGAGCATAGCAAACGGGGCGGTCTGGATAGCTAGTCCAGTCCGCCCCGTCTGTGCATCATCAATCAATGTAAGGAGAAATAAGCGCTTAGATCCGTCTGATGCTGTTCACTCACACAACAAGAAGATACCGACTCAGCTGGTTGCCCTTGCAGGTTTCCGCCTCGTAGTTATCGGTTATTGCGGGAGCAGTGTAGCGTCATGTGGCGGTGGCGGCAAGAGCCTTATGGTGTCGGCGTGTCGTGGTGTGGTGTGGTGGTTTTTGGGCAAAGAGATAACCGCCCCACCTACTGTATCCGGCAGTAGACGGGGCGGTTCCTGTGCAGTCCATGCTGAAGGTCTGCTCGAACGAGAGTGACTGAGTTTAGCGTCACCTGCGGTCGAGCGCAAGTGAAAGGAGAAGCGGGTGGTTAGGGACCCTCTTCCGATTGGTTCTCATGGAAAGATTATGGCTCGGCGGATTAAGCCGAAACGCTGGATGGCGCGCGTCTATTTTCGTGATAGTGCTGGCGTGCGGCGTGAGGTGACGGCGCAGGGGCCTACTCGTGCGGCGGCTGAGCATCGTGTGAAGTTGAAGTTGTCGAATCTGCCTGTGGCTGGTGCTGAGCTGTCCTCTGCGACGACGCTTAGGGAGGCTCTGGAGCGGTGGGTTTCTGGGTTGGATGATGGGCTGGCGCTGAACACCTTGCGTAATTACAAGCTGTGGGCTGAGCGCCTTTCTCAGAATCTTGGCTCCTTGCAGCTGAGAGAGCTCACTGCCGGGGCGCTGGATGCGTATCTGGCGGGTATTGATTTGCCTAGTGTGCGGTATAACCAGCGATTGACGCTCAAAATGGCGTTGGATGAGGCGGTGCGTCTTGGAGCCTTACCGCATAACCCGGTTCTAGCGACTCGCCCGGTGAAGACCAAGAAAAAGGAAGTGCGAGCGCTGGATCTGGAGCAGGTTCAAGAGCTGCGGAGGCTCGTATCTGGGTTGCAGGCAACGCCTACTTACAGCGGGTATCTTCCTGATCTTGTTGATGTTCTTTTGGGTACTGGGTGCCGTTGGGGTGAAGGTGCCGGCATCCGCTGGCAAGATGTCGACCTTGAAGCTGGGACTGTGACCATTTGCGGCACGCTCGTTCAAAAGGCTGGCTGGCAGGCTGATACGAAGACTCATGAGGTTCGCACGTTGCAGGTGCCGCCCTTTGTTCTTGAGGTGCTTCAGAGGCGGCGGGCTGAGGCTGCAGAGGGGGCGGTGTTCGTGTTTGAGCAGGGTGGTAAGTCTCTGGCGTACAATTCGGCGAGGACATGGCTTGGTAGGGCGCTGAAGGGCTCGGATTTGGAGTGGGTGACCTGGCATGTGCTGAGGAAGACTACTGCCACTTTCTTGGATGAGAGGTTGGGTATTGCGGAGGCGTCTTTGCAGCTTGGTCATGCGTCGGAGGAGATGACGAGATCTGCCTATGTGCAGCGGAGTAAGCAGGCGGCGTTTGCAGAAGCATTGGAGGGGCTGGCGGGCTAGATTTGGTCCCCATTTACTCCCCACTTTGATATCTCTCTTAACTGCTACTAGACTGTCACCATTTGCAGTTTTGGCATGAAAAAAATACCCCCGAAACCCCTTATAAATAAGGGATTTCGGGGGTATTTGCCCTAAACCATAGGGATACTCACGTACCCCGCAAGTTTTAGAAAGCCTTGTTTATGAAAAAGTATGGCTTCCTTGATATTCCGGGGTAGAAATAGGGGGAGGTTGGGGTTGGTCCCCATTTACTCCCCACTTTCAGCAGAGACGACAGGTTCCGCAGAGGCATCGGTGTCTGCCTCTTCATACGCGTCCGGGTTGGTATTGAAGAATGCGATCGCAGTCGTGAGAATGGTAGTCACAGCGCCGGTCACAGTAGTTGCCTGTTCATTTGTCCAAACGCCGAAAACAACTAGCACCGCGGACAGCGCAGGCGCAACGAGATAAATGCTCTTACGGAGCACCGCATACTGGCGGCGAGATAGGTTACGCATTATTGTCAATCTCCTTGCCGAGCTCGTCTACTGCGTTCTGCAGCTTCTCCCAGGATGCACGCAGAGCCGAGACCTCCGCCTTGTCCAGGGGGGCGGGGACATTCTCAACGCCGCGCTCGATCTTGCCCTCCTTGATTGCGTTGACGCGGTCAATGAGGCGGTCGAGCTGGTCGTACCAGCGGCCGGGGCAGGCAGTATTGAAGAAGTCCTTATGGCCGTGCACGTAGAAGGACTTCCCGTAGTAGGTCTCCAGATCAGCGATTACCTGGGCGACGGTCTCGAAGTCTTCGTTGCTCATCTCGGGGCGGCACTCGATACCAATCGAGCGCTGGTTTGCCGCCCAGTTACCTGCATGCCAGGCGATGTCCTTGATTTCGACGAGCTGGGCGCAGCGGCCTGCCTCCACCACAAAGTGGGCGGAGGTGCCGGGGCCGCTAGCGAAGAACTCGCATACCTTCTCGAAACGCTGGTTGTCATCGCCCCAGTGGTGGATGACGATGGTGTCGATGTCGTCGATGGTGCGGTTTGCTTCGGTGAACGAAGTGGCGTTGTATTCGGTGATGTCGGTGTACTGCACAATGTCTCCTTAATTAATGGTGTTGGTGTTGATTTCGAGCTTCACTGCCACGCCCATGTCGGTGGCGCGATGCGGAGTGGGGATGTCTACGGTCATGTTCGAGGTGCCACTGATGTCGTGTGCCCACTTCTCGATGGCGAAGCCGTAGCGGGGCGTCTTGCCCTTGTACTCTGCTTGCGCAATGTTGTTCGAGAAGATGAGGTGGTGCGCCCAGTTCGTGACGAAGTAATCTGCCGCCTCCCCTGCCTTTGCTTCACCGCTGACGCAGTCGTGCCAGGAGCTGGAGGCGGAGCGGCATCCGGTGACCTGCGAGGAATGACCAACCAGCACGAAGCCATGGCCACCATTCTCCTGAGCAGTACAAGCGGTGAGGATGTTGCGTCCGCCGCGGATGAAGAAGCCTGCGCCGGCGGCGGTGAAGCGGTGCATATTAGAGGTGTCCCAGATGCCGCCGGGCTTACCTTCGATGCCGTGGATACTCCGACGGTTATACCAAGACTTGCAACCAATCAAGGTGCTATTGGTCGCGTAGATTTCGAAGCCAGCATTAGTGCCGCCGGCGATATTCGCACCCGATACATCGACAGCGTCGATGATATTGTCTGCTGCACCAATTTCACGGCGACCAGCCGTTACCGACGCAATATGCTCCGGCGATTTGCCCACCACCACGCCAGCGCCCAGAGTGCGGCGGACACGGATGTTCCGCAGCTGGCATCCCTGGTCGTCCAGACCCAGCACAGCCACACCGAACGCAACATCCCAGATGAGGACATTCTCGATACGGTGAGCGCCGTCAGGCTCCGGAGGGTTATCACCCAGCTCGGTGTTCAGGAGGATGCCGCCAATGTTCGGGTGCATCCCATCCTTGCCGGCCGTCGGTGCCGTTGAGGACACGTGAGACGGGCGAGGATGTGAGCTCTTGATCCACAGGTCAGAGATGCCCATGAGCAGGTTGTTCTTGCTGATCCGCGGGGCGTGCCAGGTACCGGCGTGGATGATGGCCGTCTTCTGCTCCGAGCCTGCCCCAGTGTCTGCAAAAATCACGGTCGACTCACGACCCGCACCCTGCAGGTGCACGCCGCCGAGCAGCTCAATGAACGGCGCGGACACCTTATAACTACCCGCAGGCAGGTGGACGGTGCCGCCGCCAGCCTCATGCACACGGCGAATCGCTTCGTTAATCGCCTCGGTAGAATCCTTCACACCGGTCGGGTCTGCACCAGCACCCACCACATTTACAGTGCGGTGAGTAGCCGGTGCAGGTGCCGGCACCGACTGCGACTGAGCCAGCTGACCTTGCGGTGCCTGTTCAGACTCAATAACTTCGACGAGATACCTCATCGCCACTCCTTCTTAAATGTTGAAGCCCCCACGTGGGGGGGCTAATCTTCCTTCTTCATAGCGCGGGCAAAAGATGAGCCACCCAATGTTTCGATGGCAGTAATTCTGTCCTCGCTGGCATCATGGCGCTTACGCGCATGCCGCATCTCCTCCCGCAGCCCGCCAATGTCTCGCCGAAAATCGGCGTGCTCGGCGCGAGCTGCAGTAAAGTCCTCGGCGATGGTATCCAAGCGTTTCACCACGTTCAGCAGGGCGGTATTCGTCTCGCCCTGCATTTGTGTCAGCGCTTCGCTCACCTGCTCCACCTGCGCAAGAACCTTATCCAGGTCATCACGCAGGTTCGTCTCATGGCTGTTGTTGGTCTGCTCCTTGATGGAGCGCACCTTGGAGTTCAGACGCTCCCATTGCGGGGCACCCCACTTGAGCCAGACAATCAGCAGGGAGAAGAGCACGGCTCCGACTGAGACGACGGCTTGGATGATGCCGTCCAGCACCGGGTGCCCGATGCGGGGAATCTCCGGCAACATCACCGCGCCTACTCTCCCACGGTGGTGGTTTCTTCGGCGTTGGGCGCTTTGAAGAGAACCCCAATGGCGTGCATGATGTACTCATCCGTCACACGGGCCGGGTCCGCACCGGGAGAAGCGAGCGCGGCACGCTTGGCGTTCAGCTCGGCCTGCGCCTCATCCAGTGCTGCCACGGCCTTGGCATGCTCAGTGACGGCGTATGCGTGTTCGTCTGCGATGGTCTGGGTGGAGCCTGCCCCGGCGGGCAGGGAGACGAGTAGCCCAATGTTTGCCTCGACGGAGTACTGGGCGTTGGGGATACGCTGGCGCTGGGCGGCCTGGGTGGCGCGCTTGAGCAGGTCGGCGTCCTGGGAGGCAGCGAGTTCTTGTGCGATGGTAGCCATGTCTGGTTACCGTCCTTTCTCAGTGAATAATTTTTTTGGTGTTCCCGCGCCACGTTTAGGCTGGGGTGCCCGGCAGTACGGTCGGGAACGGGTCGGAGGCTGGGTAGATGAGCAGGCCACACCGCAGGTTGGTTCGGTTTCCGGGGGAAAGGTCCAGGCTCCCGCGGCGCCAGGTGATACGATTCCCGTCGCCCCTTGAGTGGAGGAGAATGATCCCTCGGGGTTCTCCCGTGTCTGTGACCACGGGGGCTAGTACAGGATTGTTGGATTGCCACCCGGGTGGAACGTTGTTGCTGAGACGAATCTTTTCGCCTCTGTCTTGGTAATTCAAATCTGTGATGTCTGGGCGGTCGTGGACAGTGATAGTGTCCCAGGGGCCGCCGCGGGCGGCGATGATGCACCAGTCTCCGACGCGACGGTAGAAGAGAGCTCCGGCGGCGAGGGCTGGGGACTCTTCGCGTCGCCAGCCAGTATCGCGCGGGGCTGCCCCGGAGGCGAGGCGTTGCACAAGTGCGGTTGCTTCCGCGTCCAGCCCGCCAGGGTCACCCTTAGGACCCTGCTCGCCACGCTCACCACGCTCACCACGGTCACCCTTGGGACCAGGCTCGCCAGTCTCACCACGCTCACCACGGTCACCCTTTACCGGCACCGGCGCAGGAATCCTGCTCTCCGCACCGGCGGGAGCGACCGTCGCCAAATCCAGCGTCACACCCGCGCGAACATAAATACTCGGGTACGGCAGCTGCGCGGCACATCCCGCGACGTCCCGCAGCTGCGCCTCCACACGGTACCCCCACTCAGAAGGCACCGCCCCCGGGCTTGGAGCCATCAGGCGCACGCCCTGGTTCCCGCCGCGTGGCGCGTCCCAGAGCACCCCGTCACGCAGCCAGCCGGTCACCGGCGCGGGAACAAACACTCGCTTCGTATTAGCGTCCGCAACCCGCGTAGTCGGTGTAAACACCACACGCCCCTGCACCGGCACACCATCCGCTGCAGCACCCGGCGCGTGCTGGTGCGTAACGAACTTCGCCACCACCAGCCCATAAGCAGGCACGAACCCGGACTCCGCCAGGTTGTCTACCACACCCATGCTAGTTTCCTCCTGTCATTGCTTGGATCTTCAACCTTGCAGAGGCGAGCGCCTCCGCCGGAGCCCCTGCAGACTGGAGCACGGCGAGGTTCTGCCGCAGAATATCAACCTGGGTGAGGTAATCATCCAGCTCGCCCTTCGCCCACGCAATCTGCAACCTCCACAGCCACGCGGCAGGCAAACGATCGTACGGGTTCGCCGTCCTGGAACGCGTTCCGTCCTTGGTCTCCCATATCGTGTCGTCCGTCAGATAAAGGATGCCCACGTTCAGGGTGTCCGCCAGGCGTAGTACCTGCACCGCCTGTTCAAACCCTGTGATGTCGTGGATGCAATGCCAGAACATCTGCCGCGGCTGCCCCTTATAGTGCTCCTGCACCAGGTACTTATCCGTGAGATACAGGGATGCTTCGTTCTCGAAGGTCATCATGTGCCAGCCGGTGCCGACCATCCCTGCGGTGGTGTTCGCGCCGGGGTTCACGATTGTTGGCATCCATGGGTACAGCGCGTTGAAGCGGTCGGCGATTCGGTGGTGGTATTCTTCCTTGCCTGCCTGGTCGCCCCAACCGTTGTACGCCTCGTCCCAGAAGATGCCGTCTACGTCGTACCAGTCGATGTATTTGCGCACTTCATCGAAGAGGGTTTCCAGGTCGCGTGGCTGCCCAATTGATGCACCCGTCCTGACGTAGCCGTAGATTTTCTGCCCGTATTCGCCCCTGTTGAGCTTGAGCTGATTCGTGAAATCCTTGTACTGCGGGGATCCAGGGCCTTCTCCAGGACCAGACGCCGGGTTAATAATGAGGAACGGACAAACCTCGGCAGCTTGCGCCATAGTGTGCCAATTCTGCTCCGCGACCGGCTTCCAGTAGTCGGGGTAAAAATAGGTGGGCGGCACAATCGAGCGCATCCGTGCCCGGTAGGAGCGCTTCGCATCCAAAATGCGTTGCTGCTTGTCTACATAGTCGCGAACCTCGGACATGTCCAGGATGGGACGCACCGTAGGCGCAACCGGGGCAACATGCCCTCCATCATCACTACCGGGTTTATCCGGGCGCGGTACCGGCGCGGGAGCGGGTACTTCTACCGGACTGGACACCCAGGAGGGGCGTGCGTAGGTCTGCGTCGTCACGGTCTCCCCTGCCTGGACGAGCAGTGGCGCGTCCTGCAGCGTCACGGGGCCATCTCCGGCTTGGACGGTGAGACGCTGTACGGGCTGCCCCTCCAGCATCACGCCATCGCCGTCTTTGAGGTAAGCGACCACATCATAGGACACCGCCCCCGATTCTGGCACAGCCAGCTCGACCATGCCCGTCTCGGTGGCATCATCATAGAGTTGCTGCCCTACCCCGAGCCACCCGGTCGTCTCGGCGGTACCGGACTCAACGCCAGGGTGTGAGGGGATGAACGCGACGGCTCCGGTGGTGCCGGGCGGGTACCCGGTCTTGCCGAAGTTCACCTCGATTTTAGAGCTCATCGCCCACCCGTGCGCCTGGGTCGATAACCTCACCTACCACCGGCTCCGGTGGTGCCGGGGTGGTCTCGGGGGATTCTAGGCGGATAACGCCGGCAAGAATCCGCTCATCCAGCAGTTCGCGCCGCAGCTTCTCATTCTCTTGCTGAAGGTACAGGGCTTTAGCCTGCCACTGCTCCAAAGTCACTAGGTTTCTCCTTATCGTTTGATGGGCAGGATGACGACATCCACCCACGCATCCCGGATGAGCTCATTCGTCACGTTGTGCACAATCACCTCAACGTGGCTTCTGGAACTTGAGTAGACGTTCGACACAATCGGCCAGATCGAGTTGCCGGCTTGCGTGACCACCACAGGGAGCTGCACCTGCTCACGGAACGTGATGCGCCTCCGCACTGCAGAGTGGCGCGGAATCTCCAGCGGCCCAACGGCGATGAAGATGGTTGTCTCGGACTGCTCGATGAGGGTGCGCAGGTACATGCCCTGGTTCATAATCATGCGCCCCTGCACGGTCACATCCCCGTCAGGGAGCACCACGAGTCCCTTCACATCGGCGGGGTTCGTACCCGAGGGCTGCACACCGAGGGTGAGCGCGCCCTGCGGGTTCATGCGGACCACACCCGAGGGTGTAGTGGCATTGCTCGCGCCGGTGCGCATCTCGATGACCGAGTCTATGCTCCCCGCTGGGCCGCGACCGGGGGTGGTGTAAATCGAGAGGCCGGGCTTGGACTTGTCGGAGGTGTGGAAGGTACCGCGGAACTCGTTCTCCACACCATTGGCGTCAATCTTTACTGTCTGCTCACCCAAGTGGTTGTATGCGGTAATGCCGGACGAATTGATTTTCAGGCCGCGCCGTTCCGCCTCCGTCGTCTGAAGCAGGCCACTCGTGACCAGCTTCGCCGCGACCTTCGAAGTCACCAGCCCCTCGATAATCGTGGCTCGGTTCAAAATCGCGTCCTCGGTCACCACCAGATTCTTCGTCTCCGCATTCATCGCGCGCACCACTTGCGCAGCCAACTCCTGCGTCACGTTCAAACGCCGCACATCAATCGTGCCGGGCACAATCATGTCCCGCTCAATCCACGGCTCCGACAAACCCTTAAGTCCCGCCACCGCCTTTTTGGTGATGGCGTCTTTACTGGTCTGCTGCTCCACCGCCTGGATGCGGGACTCCGCCTCGACCAGCCCAAGCTCAGCCTTCTGCAGAGTTTGCCGCGCCTGCACGACGACCTTGCCCGCCTCGGACAGACGCTCATCGAAATTCGCGAGCGTGTCCCCGTCCCAGCGGCGCGCCGAACCGGTGGAATCCAGGTACAGGGTCGCTTCGTTCTGGCGCGCGATTTTAATACCGTGCGGCGTGGACGCGGGTGTCCGCGCCTTGATGAGCTGCGCACGCAGCGTGTCTACCGCCTGCGTGGGCGTAGGGCGCTGGTCGATATAATCAACCACCGGTTACCTCCCTGTCTTTTTTATTGCCAGGATGCTTCTTGAAAATCCAGCGTCACCGACCCAGCGAGGGTACCGGTCATCTTGATGATGCGCATCTGCCGCGTCCCATCCGGCACCGACAACCAACCTGCCAGGGTGACGGTGGCGGTATCGCCCACAAACCACGATCCGAGCGGTGCGCCGAGTCTGTCGGTGCCCATCTCGATGGTGACCTGGTCAATCATCTTTGCCCGCGCAGCCAAAGCACCCTCAGCTTTCTGCTTCAGCACGAACGTATCGGCCTGGTCTGCATCGGTGATGATGCCCTCGACAAACGGCGCATGATCGCGCCACACCTGCGAGAGGTTCTCCGCCCAGGCGATGGCGGTTCCTTCGCCTTCTCCTGCGCCAGTACACCAGATACGGTGCGTGATGTCCTTACCAGTGGAGGTAACCTTCACCTCAATGTCGGCTGCGGCGAGCGCGGTTGTATCGAAGTCCGGCGTGAACTTCTGCGCAATGAACGGGTACTCCTCAACCCCATGCATGAACACCCACTCAATATGAGTGTGCGCCTCACTCTTCCAGCGGGGGCGCAGCATAATATCGGGGCCATTGATAACCGCCGACAGCTCGCTCCAGCGCTTGCCGATGAGGTTGTTCGCGACATTCCACCGCTCATAGGTACGCTCCCTGATCTGTGCCCCGAGCCCACCCTGCACGCCGTGCACCACCGGTAGTCCGCCACCGGGGCGGTTCATACCGTGAACAGCAAGAGCCCAGGCAATCTCGCCCAGGCTCATGTTCTTGTAGGTTAGGGTGTCCCAGATGGTGCGCCGCTCGAACAGCTCACGCACACCCGCGCACTTGAGTTCCAGGTTCGTGCCGGTTTCGGTGCCCCAATCGATGATGGGGCCGGCAATAAGTGGGTACTCGGTGCCGTCCTGCCCGGTGTGGGTGAGGAGCACGCCGCCTGTGAGCGGCTCATAGGTTGTGCGTTGGTGCCCTGCCAAGCTCCGCTTCGGAATCGTGAAAGTCAGCTCCTCGACCTTGTTTAGGCTTATCGCCCAGGAGCATGCGGTCACGTCCTGGATTGGGGAACCGACCGCACCGGTCACCGTATCCAGCCAGTACAGCCTGAATCCCACAGCTACTCCTTTGCCACGCCCATGTCGATAACCCGCAGAACATCCGAGGGGTACTTCGCTCCGAAGCCCTCATAGCGGGTGGTCCATTTCTCCCAGCCCCACACGCGCAGGCTCACGGTGTAGTGGATAGTGTGCGAGCCCTTCGGCAGCACCACCACGTCCGAATAATCGACGGTGTCCCACACGTTGGTGAAGACTCGTTCGCGCCGCAGCACCAACTTGTTGTCAATATAAATGTCGTAGTTCACGCTGCCCCGGTCGGACGGGGAACTGGAAGCTGCGGAGGTGGAGAGCGTTCCCTTCGCAACGTTGGCGGCAACGCTGGAAATGGACGAGGTGAGCCGAATATCGAGGGTACGGTCGGTGGGCAGGAAGAACATGCCCTTGCCGCGCGTAATCACGCCGTCCGTCTTGTCGTGTACCACGTCCGTCTCGGTCTTGTGCGAGAACAGCACACCGAGGGTGCCGCCGATGGGACGGGCAAATGTCACATTGGCGGTCTCGGGCGCCGCGTTCGTGCCAGTCATGCCCGCTTTAATCTCGCGCTTAGAGATCACCACCGCATTGTCAGGCACCTGGGTGCCGACCGCGACTCGCGCACTGATGGATCCGTTCACGGGCTGGGTCTGCTGCTCCACATAAATGTAGTCGGTGCGAGCGCCGGTCGCGGGAGCAGGGCGTGTGGTGATGGTCTGCCCGACCACCGGCACCAGCACCGCGCGACTCGGCGCGATATGTACCACGACTGCGCCCGGGGCGATGGTGTATTCCATGCTGGAGCGGGTAGCCACAGTGCAGCCGGAGATAATGCCCGGCTCGGGGTACTGCGCCGCGAGCACTGCCTGCAGGTCGTCAGGGGTGGTTCCGTTCCCCAGCGCGTCCGGCGCCATTCCAAAACCAACACTCATGTGTTCTCTCCTAAATGTATGTTGAGCGTGCGGTTACATCGACCCAGCCGGTCGCCGGCGCGAGCGCCTGCACAACCGGCACGAACCCGGCACGCGGCGGGATTTTATGCCACTCGCGCGACACCAGCTCACTCGTCCTGTCCACGCCACCAATCAGCAACCTGCCTCGGGCGCAATCGATTGTGACTGGCGCGGTTGCCAATACCGCGTACGGGTACTCGATAATCCGGTTCTCCGCAGTGATGCGGAACCCGCTAGACCAATCTCCACGCACCGTATAAATCGGGTAGGCATCCACGTTGCCCTCATTCACAATCGAGGTTGTCATCGGAGCCTGCGAGCCAAACGAGAGCACGCCGCGTGTGGGTTGCTCAGGCACGAACAGCGGGAATCGCAAACCAACCCCCGCGCCAGCAGGGTAAAGCTGGTAGGTGCGCGGTGCCCCGTACAGCCACGGCTCGGGTGCAAAAAGTGGCACCTCAAATAGAAAGGCGGAGTCCCCTAGGAACTCCACCTTCACGTCCCCATCCAGCCGGACCTCTCCCGTTAGGTCGAGTGTGTCCGTGGCGACCCGGAGCGTGCCGAGTCGCCCATCCCACATCAGGGATGAAACGAACCGGTCGGCAAGCTCGCGCACCTGCACGCCCGTGTTCGACACAGCGCTACCTTTGAGCGTGAGCGTGCGCCCGGTACGGCGCGCCGGGGCGTGAACCATGCCGTGCCCGAGTTTGCGCTGCGCATCATCAGACTCAACTCCAACGCCGCCGACCCAGCCCGCCAGGTCGGTTACCCACACTTCCAAGTCTCCTGCCGGCTCTTCAAAGGTGGTGAGTACCAGGGTGCCGTGCGCCCCGGTCAGCTCCACGCGGAGCCCATCCTTACCTATCAAAGCAACGCTCCTTCCAAACCGCTCAGCTGGTGCGACATGGCCTCACCAACACGCCGACCGAACCGCTCGGGAGCCATCTCCTCACCAGCATTCACATGCACATGCAACGCCCTACCAACAGCAGGGGTCGCCACAGCAGCGCGTGCCGAAGCGCGCCCCACGCCAGCGGCAACTCCACCGATGTTGAACCCGCCACTGATAGCGCCCGGGGTGAGCGCCATCGAGAGAGAACCCATCCCATCCTGTGCCGCCTCAACAGCAGCGTCCGTCATCGACCGCACCGCGTCCACAGCCATGTCGGATGTCTTGTCGATACCGGCGGCGATGCCCGCGGGAATCCAGATACCCACCTGGTCGCGCATGACTCGAGACGGCGAGTGGATGCCCAGGGCAGACTTCACGAAATCAGGCAGAGCGTTGACAACACTGCGGGCGGCATCCATCACTGCGCCGGCAGCGTTACGAATGCCAGATGCGATACCTCCCACGATGTCGCGGCCGATAGAAATCATCTGACCAGGGATGCCCCGCACCACGCCGATGATGTCCGAACCCATAGACCGGAAGAACCCGACCACGGTGTTGATGCCAGCCGACACGCCGTTCTTGATGCCCTCCCAGATGGTTGAGACAATTCGTCCGATTCCGTTCCAGGCGGCATCCCAGATGCTGCGAATCAGGTTCACAGCGTTCGTGATGATGGAGCTGACGATGTTGATTGCACCAACGACAATGCCCTTGATGACTTCCCAGACACCAGCGACAATCTGCTTGATGCCCTCCCACGCGGCGCTCCAGTCGCCCTTAATGATTGCGGTCACCGTCTTGATGATGCCGACGACGATATTGAGGGCGCCCTGGACAATCGGGACGATTGCCTGCACCACGGTCGTGACCACATTCAGGACCGCCTGAATTGCAGGCACCAGAATGTCAATCAGCGTCGTGATGAGAGGGACGATTGCCTGCACCACGGAGGCGAAGACAGGAATCAGCGAGGTCACGAGGACAACGACAACACCTGCCACCGCCCCCACGATTGCCGCAAGCACTGGCAGAAGGCTCTGAATTGCAGGCAGCAGCGCAGCGAGCACCTGAGTACCCAAATCCACGACTACCGCCACAATCTGACCAAACACCGGCACGAGCTGAAGCAACATCTCCCCCAGCTGACGGAAAATCTCCATAATCTGCGGGAGCATCGCCATGACCGCAGCTCCCAGCTGAGCGAGTGCAGGAACAAGCTGGTTCATCAGCTGCTCCCCCACTGGAGCGAGCGCCTGCATGATCTGGGTGCCGAATTGGATAATCATCGGGAGCAGCGGTGCAAGATGTTGCCCGATCTGTCCGAGTGATTCCATCAGCGCTGCACCCATCTGCCCCAGAATCGGTAGCAGAGCCTGGATAGCGCTGCCGATTAGAGGAATGAGGCGCTCAATTACCGGCTGGACAGATTGGACGACCTGGCTAAAGACCTGGCCGGCCATCTCCGCAAATCGCTGCAGCGCAGGCATTATGATTTGGAGTGCCGGCTGAAGCGACTGAATCAGCTTCTCGCCCAGCTGGCCGATAAGGGGCAGGATTGTGTTCAGTGCGGGCTGGATAGCCTGCATCAACGATTCCCACGCGGCGCGCCCAGTCTCCGTCTGAGTAAAGAAGTAGACGAGCGCACCTGCTACGATGCCGATAGCACCGACCAGAGAGGTAAAGGGATTAGCCTTCATCAGACCAAATGCTTTGGAGAGGTTGCCTGCGATGTTTGCGGCGGCGGTGTTGAAGACGGTTTGTGCTGCAGCTGCTGCGCGGACTGCGACCTCGTAGACGGAGGCGGCAGTTGCACCCAGCTGGTAGTTCCTTCCGAGTTCTGCGATTTCTCGGGCGGAACCTGCTCCGCTGGATAGCATTTTGAATCCTTCGGCTATGCCCATGACGGTGTCTTTGGCCGACGAAATGGCGCCCATAGCGGTGTTGTAGGATTCGAGGGCGCTCTTTCCCAGCCCGATTGCGGTTGTCACGCCTTTGTATGCGGTGACGGCGGTCCCGAGTGCGAGGACGAGCCTGCCGACTCCCTGCTGATGGTTCTCGATGAACTGGGAGAGCTGGAAGAGGCCAGTTGAGAGTAGACGGATAGAAGACTCGAGGATATCGAACGCACTCGTTGCTATGTTTGCGCCGTCCCCTGCTCCACTGAAGCTAGGGAGTACGGATTTGAACGCAACCGCCAGGGAGCCCACCACTCGAATAATATTCAGTGCAACCGAGACGAAGGAATGCAGCAGAGGAGGTAAGACGGTCCCAAGGAATGCCCCTACCTTCTGGGCTACACCGACAATGCCCGCGCCTTGGGTCTGGAACGCGGAGGCAAACCGGGCAATCTCTTCACGGATAATCTCGAAGGTGACCGTGAAGCTCTTACCATCGCCCATGGTGGACTTGAAGCCCGCAGCAAAGGCGCTAATGGCTTCTCCAGCCTTGGTGATACCCGCCCCAATCTGTGCGCCGATAACCTTACCGAATGCTTCGACCGGCTTCATCCACCCCTGGAATGCCAGGAAGAATTTAGTGAGCGCCGGATATATGCCGGTAAGGATGTTTGCACCGAAGCGACCGAGCGCGGCCTGTGCGTTAGCAAATGCGCCGGGCAGGGTGTTGCCCATTTCAGTTGCCACGGTACCGGCTGCGGCGGTCATCGCTTTCTCGAATTGTTCGAAGTTGATCTTGCCGTCGGAGGCCATCTTGAAAACTTCGTCGGCCGTCACGCCAAGCTGCTTGCCCAGTGCTTGGTAGATCGGGATTCCTCGGTCTGCGACCTGTGCGAGGACGTCATTCTGTGCCTTGCCGACACTCGCAACCTTGTTGTAGATTGCGCCCATCTCCTCCATGCTGGAGCCTGATGCCGCAGCCGAATTCGAGACGGACTTCAGGACTGCCTCCAAGCGTTCGCCAGGCTGAATACCGGCTGCAACTGCGCCGGCTGCAGCGGTTGCCGCTGCGTCCAGACCGAACGCCGTGCCTTTCACAGACGCCGAGGCGTTCTGCATGATGACCGACACCGCGTCAGCGTCATTGCCCAGGCCTCGGAGCTTCGCCTGAGCAACGTCAATAGCCTTCAGGCGGCTAAAACCCTTCGCAAACGCGGTACCAAAAACCGAGCCGATACTGATACCGCCAATAGCCTTCGCCACCAGTGGAGCAACGGAAGATGAGAAGATACGCCCGAACGCTGAAGACGCTTTAGTACCTGCCTGCGAACCTGCACGGTCGCCAGCATCACCAATCTCAGACACAATCTGTGCGCCCGCGCCCTTGGTCGAGGCGAGCACAGTCACGTATGCCTTCGCAAGCTCATACCCGCCAGCCATATCATCACTTCCTCTATCCGGTTATTTGATTGTTTCCTGCCCCACCACGGCACCACCGCCGGCTCGCCGCTGCGCCAGCCAGTACTTCGCTTCGTCCAGGCTCATACTGCCCGAACCGACACGCACACCAGCGCCCTGCACACCGGGGCGAGGCAGAGGCTTCGGCTTGTTCCGGCCTTTCTGCCCGTCTGCACTGCGCTGCCAGTTCGCCTCCACCAGCCGGTCAAACACCCCGGCCAGCAGCTGGGCTTCCAGCCCCCAACCTCGCGCGTAATGCCGCATGGTCGCCGAATCTGGCGGCAGGTTCACGACCATCGCCGCCACCAACTGTGCCCCATACTCCGCGGCAAGGGCGGCGTACGGGGCATGGTAGTAGCGGATGAGGTCAATCTCCACAAGCTCGCGGTTCTCTCGCAGGAGAGCCGCGAGCTTTAGGAGTTTGGGTTCAAAGCGTTCATCATGTCGGTAAAGAACCCGGTGAACAAGGTCATGGGTACACGCCCTGTCTCAGGGTCGCGGAGCGTCTCGAACACGTCCTGCTTTGCCTCGGCACCGAGCAACGACTCCACCGCGGAGAACATACCCTTGGGGTTGCCTTCGTCAATCGCGAGCAGCTGCTCCATCAGCTCCGCATCATCCAGCGCGGCGGGGTCTACCTGCCAGGTCTTGCCGCGCAGCTTCACCTTCACGACCGGCGCGCCACCTGCAGCCTTCTTGTCATTGGTGCGGGTAAACGCGTAGTTCTTCTCCGACATGAGGGGTTTCCTTCCAAATCAAAACGTATCGGGTAGGGTTTCGTTGGGGAAGCGAGCGCGGCACGCCCCCACCTTGGTGTGTGCGGCCTGTGGCTCCAGAAACCCTCAAAGGGAGCCAGCCGCAATGCATAACCAGAAGAATGGGCGTGCCGCAAATCTAAACCAGCCTATTAGAGCTTGGTGCCCAGGTGCTTGTACGCCTTCACACCCTGCGAGTCAGGGTACGCGGTGACGGTCACCTGGTAGCCGACAGCCTCGCCGTTCTTGTAGGTCACCTCGCCACGCTCGGTTACCTGACCGTCGGGGATGACGATACGCAGAACCTTCTTGCCGTCCAGTACGTCCAGTACGAACGTCTGGTGCGGGGACTGTGCGCCGGTCATCTTCACCAGCGACCCGTTCGCAGCGGCATCCGCGTAGAACAGCTTGAGCACTTCCTCGTTCGTCTCGATGAGCGTGAACTGGAAAGTGACCTTGTGCGAGGTCTGGATGACACGCACCACGTCACCGTTCTGCCAGGCCTTAATCTCACTGGTGTCAGAGTCGATGTTCTGAGTCACCCCGTCCTCGCTAATGTAGCCAAGGTCCTTCAGCTTCACGTCCACCGGGGCGGTCGCGTTAGCAGGGGTTGCGGTGCCGATGGCACCAACATAAACGCCGCCGGTAACAGCGACACGCACATTATCAGCAACAAGCGCCATAACGTGCTCCTTCCTGCCCCACAACAGGGGCTATAACAGGTCTATCCACGTGTTCCGGTACGTCACCGTGAAGTTCATCCGGAATCGCGGGATCTTATCATCGGGGTCTGGCATCCATACCACACCCCCCACAGGCTCCACACCGTAGACGAGCACGCTCTGTCCATTACTTACGAGGATCTCCTGGTTCACGATGCTACGCAGCGCGCCACGCAACATCTCCGCAGCGTTGTATGCATCCTGCGCGGTGGAACCCCACACGTCGGCGATGAATGCTCGTTGCCCATGTGCTGGGGACCCCTCGGCACCACCCGAAGGGGTGAACACCGCGAACACGCCGTCCGGGCGCGGGTTCGGTGGCTCTGCTACATACACCGGGGAACCCCACAAGCTTTTTGCCTCCTTGCGGAGCGCTGCGAACACATCCGGAGCATGCAAACGGCCAGACCCGACCTGCGGTGTCATCGGTTCCACCCGCCTACGGCCTTGGATAGGGCACCGTGCTTAGCTTCCGCCCGGACACCAGCGGCACCGGTTGGGTAGACACGCGCTACCGCTGTTTTCGCGCCAGCTTTCGCGGAGGACGCGAACCCGGCACCGGCGCGAGCCTGAACCTTCGCCGCCTCCGTGTTCAGGGCGGCAAGCATCTCCGGGCTGGTGCGCAGCCCATAGAATCCCGCCAGTGTCAGCTTCACCTTCGTCTTGCCCATAACTCGTTATCCTTCCACTCGTTTGAGGTTGATACGGTAGCCCGCTTCGAATCCGAAGGGACCGTGCGTGTAGTCTTCTGGCCAGCCGACGCACTCGTACAGCACCCCGTCCACGGTTACCCTGTCGCGGGGGCGGGTGAACCCGGTTGGAGCGTACAGGTCAAGGTCACGGCGAACCCCGGTCGCGGTATCCCGAATCTCAGAATCTGCGCCCGGTGAAGCCCACCCAAACACCTCGACCTGCACCGCGGCACTCCAGCCCCGAGTAGGGGAACCCCAACCGTCAGGTGTTTCTTCAGTCCAGGCCGAGTGTGAAACCGTGAACCGGGGTTTGAGCCACCCCATGCCCTTCACCTCCCATCCCGCAACCGGAGGCAGGGAATAGGTCAATGGTGGTGGCGCGTTGCGACCCGACCCCAAGCAGCTTCTTCTCAGCCCGTGATAGGTACAAATCCCCGTTCGGGTTTGCGAAGCTAACCTGTTGGTTAAAAGGGCCTGCCGTCTGCGTCAAAGATGACGCACCCTCCACAAATGCCCCTGCAGCCATGGCGCGCTTGACCATCCGGCACGCCACAATCGTGATAGCCTCTGCCGGCAGGTTGAACCAGCCGGGCGCTGCCGCACGGATGAGTACGCCCGCATCCTCAAGAAGGACACGAGCATGCTCTTCAGAGCCCGGCGGCATATCCGGCCAACGCGCCCGCAACGCCTCCACGGTGACCTCGGGAAAATCATCCATCATCACAGGCCACGCACCTCCAGCCCAGGTTACAGGGTGTACTTCACGAAGTGGGCGTTGGACTCAATGAGCCAACCGAACTCTGCCTCGGCGCGAATCGCGACCAGGTTGTTCTCCCACAGAGAGACCAGCTGGTTGCCAATAGTCACGGTGGACTCGGTGGACACATCGAAGTTGATGCCACCCACAGTGCCCCACAGCGCCTTCGAGAAGTCACCACCGATACCGACCACCGAACCGGCAGCGGTACCGTTCGCCACGGTATCAGCGAACGAAGCAGGACGGCCCAGCACGGTACCGGAACGCACAGCAGCGGTTGCCACGGTCGGCTCAGGCACGAACAGCGGGCGGCCGTTAGCATCCACCGAGGCGTTAAACAGCGGCTCAGCAACGTCATCGAACACGAAGCCGTTGAGCTTCTTCTTGTCCTTCACCAGCAGATCCAGACCCGAGTTCAGGTCGGCAAAGATACCGCCCTTGTTCGCGGGAGAAGTACCGAGCTTCACAGTCTTGCTGGTGGAGGCGAGGTTAGTACCAACACCGAACGGGTTCGAGGTGCCGTGAATAACGGCATCGTCGAACGCGCGAGCAAACGACTCAGCGATCTCCTGACGAAGGACTTCCATGTAGTTACCGGGGTTCGCACGGACGACCTCGGCGGAGACCACCGCGATGGCGGCAATCTTCTTCGGGGTCATGGTCTTCATGGTCAGCCCCGCCTGGGTGGTGGGCTTCTTAGCGCCTTCTTCCACCCAGGAGGCGGTGGGCTTCTCAGTCAGTACGGGGATAGCCTCACCAGAGACAGAGAGAGGCACCTGACGCGCCAGAGACTGCACCACAGAGGCCTTCTGAACCTCTGCGAAGTATGCCTGCGCAATCTCGGGGCGGATAAACCCGGCGAGGTTGCTGGTCTTAGTTGCGGCGGTAATAGCCATAACGGTTTTTCCTTTCCTAGAAGAGGATTAGCTAGATGCCGAGGACGCCCTTGAGCTTGTCCAGTAGCGGGTCGCCATTGAGCGCAAGCCCCGCACCTTCACCCTCGGTCTTGATGACGGTGCGGTTACCCGCCGCACCACCGGTAGCACCGCCGTGGAGCAGCTCAGACAGGAGCGCCGCGTGTTCGGTCAGCTCCTTCTGCGTCTCCCCGCGCAGGGCGGAAGCGGGAACACCGTACTCGGCGGCGGCGGCTTCACGCCATCCGCGTACCTTCTCCGCGTGCTCGAGCTCGGCTAGACGCCCTTCGGCCTGCTCGGCGCGAGTGGTCAGCTCGTCCACGGTGGCTGCCTTCTCGCGCAGGTCGGCGTAGTCGGCAAACTTTGCACGTTCACGCTTGAGTCGCTCGGCGATAATGGTGTCAAGCTGGCGCTGTGAGGTGATGGTGCGGAACGCGGGTTCCTCCATGTGCTCGTGCTGCGCCGCCGCGACATCCGCGGGGGTTACCTGCGGCTGCTCGGAGGCTTCTGCCGTCTCGACTGTGGTGTTCTCACTCATAGGGTTGCTCCTTGCTTCTTAAGCACCAACACCACCCGGTGCAGACGAAAACTCGTCTACACGGGTGGTGTTGTAAAAAATATGTTCTATATTCGGTTATGCCGCCCAAAACCCCGGGCGGAAAGGGAAACTATGTTAGAAAGGCAGAAGCGCCAAATCGTATGGAGTGCCAGCATAAACATCTGGCAACTCACCATTAGCTACCTTCTCACGATACAACCTGGTTACTTCGCTATATCTGAAGGGGAATTCCTTAGCTTCGTTCCTACGCTTAATCTCTGCTAAACCCCACTCATATTCGGCACCAGGGCGTGCCACCGGAGCGTTGAAAAAACGCCCTTTCAACTCAGCACGCATCCACCCCTCCGGAGTATTTGCATCAGATATGGGCTTCGTAAAATCGAACGGGGCACGCCAATACTCAGGGTCTTCACGATAATCGTAAGCTTCTTCTGCGATCTCGCTACTCATGGGGAACCTCCTGATAATATGCAAAAACCAGCGGGGAACCGTCAGGCATACTCATGACGTCTATTATGTCTAGCATACCACCTCGTAACAACAGAATTTCTCGCTGGCCCCGATATTTCTCTGTGTGTGTCCACACCGGCGCGAGCCCAGACCCCGCAGGAACGTACACGTGCATCTGAACTCGTCCACTACTAGTTTTTACCCCACTAGGTTTATCAGCAGCAGCGATATACGGTCTGTGCTCTATGAATGAGCCTCGAAGCGAGTATATTTCCTCAATCTTGCCCACACCGAAAGTCTCTAATGGTGCCCACCGCGATACCGTAAACGACTCCAAGACCACAGACCGGTCAATCGCGCTATCCAACTCGCGACGAAGCTTTTTCAGCTCACGAGTCCAGGGAATCTCACCCAGAATCGCCTTCTGCAGACGCACATAATACGGTATCCCATCTGGCTGTTTACCTTCTGCCCAGCGCTGCAACGCTTGAGCATCCTGCTTGGTATGCTTTGCCGCCACACGTGCAGCAACACCATCTCCAAGAGGGATAGTCTCACCCTCCCATGCCAGAGCCGCCGATTTACGGCCGTACACCTCGGGAAACATCACACCCATCCGCCACGCCACATCCCGATCAACAAAGCGTGTTCCAGGCTTCGACTCCGCACGCAACGCCGCAACAGCCGCCTCATACCGAGCCTTATACACGCCAGGATCGTAACCCTCCACCGGGTTCTTGCCCTCAAACCCGGGCACCACCTGGCAATCGCACTTGTAATGGAACCGCATAAACATACCGGCGCTTTTAGGGCTAGTGTAGACGAACCCGCGCGAAGCGAGCATCTCGCACCAGGTGCAGGTGGAGCCCACCGGCACACGCCCGAAACGCTTCGCTGCCGGATCAGCCACCGCAAGCTGGGTAACCTTCTCGCGCCCAGCATGTTTGATGAACTGGTCGAGCCGCTCGGATAACACCGCCAGCGCACGCTCCACATCCACGTTCGGCTCTTCTAGCCACTGCGAAGCCCACCAGACAGCAGAGCTCAACTTCCTGCGCTCCACCAGCGGCACCTCAACAGAAGGCAACCCTGCGGCCTCCCCCACAGCGAGCTCCCGCAGATACCGGTACCATTCCTCCCCCGAAGCTTCAGCCTGCACACGGTATCCGTCCACCAGTGAGATGAACATGCGGCGTGCTTCTTCACGCACCAGCTCCCACGGTGCACCCTGCTCAACAAGCTCCCTGATGCGTGCCTCAAACAGATCTGTAGCCTCCGCCACGATACCGTTCAAGCCTTCGGCGAGGTACCTAATATCCTGCATGTCCATACCGGGGGTACCTCGCTATCATTCCGTTATTCTGTTACTTCAAACTCACCCAGCGGTTGCTTCGCGAGCTTCTCCTGCCGCTGCGCCTTCTCAGCATCCTTGCGTTCCTTGTACTGCTTATAGAACCCAAGAGCCTGGACGCCTTCGGCACGCCGCTTATCACTCATGAGCCGCTCCGCCGTCGCCGCACTGTATCCGAGCTTCTCCAACACCACGCCGGATTCCGCGAGCCACGGCATGACCTGCACCTGCTTCAGCACAGCATCCGCCGCAGCTGCATCCGATACATGCACCGTCGGTGCGAAGTGCGCCTGTACATTTGTTGCCTCCTGGGCAGTTTCCCACCCATGCTGCAAAGCCACCGTCAGCACAGCAACCTGACGCAACGCAGATTGGAACCCCCTGATACAGCGCTCCGCCGCCAGCCGCAACGGGTCGCGCTGCGACTGAATCGCTGAATCACTCGAAGGGTTATCAGAGGGAAAACCAAGCTCATCCAATGGGATAGACGACTCCGCCGCCAGCAACGCCGCCCACTGTCGCAACTGTTCAGTGTGCGGTTGCATCGACATCTGTGAGAACTGCTGAATCTGCGGCAGCTCACCGTTCTCATCCCGACTAATCGCGAGCATCTTCGACATGACCGCGTCCCACTTCGACGCTTCCAACGCCTCCGGGTCCGCGCCCAAAATAGCGCGCTGCGGCGTCGAGAAAAACTCCGCCGCGACCTCGGAACGCACAATCGTACGCACAGCCGAATCCGTGAGCGACATGACCGCCCGCGTAATCCGCGAGCGCCCAAACGGGCGGCGCAGGTCAGCCCCCACCACCAGAGCAACCATCAAAGGACGCCCCACGGGGTTCGGCAGCACAACAGCGGTAGCCTCAGCACGCTCACCAGCCGCAGGGAACCCGAGCACCACCGTCTTATCCGGCAGGTACACGGTTACCTCGCGCACCGTCACGTCCCCAAACTCGTCCGTATCGGTACGAGTCACAGACAACCCGGCGGCGAGCGAGCGCTTGCGCTGATCCCACAGCCCAGTAGCCCAGTGAGCGCTACGCGGTAGCCAAAGAACCTCCGGCTCGCCTGCCTCAGTATCGCCCTGAGTGACCGTGATGAATGCGCACGAATTGATCAGAGCGGAGGATGCCGCTTGGGCGAACACCTCCTGAAAATCGTTCTGTGCCACCAGCTCGTTCAAGCCAAACGGGTCGGTATTGCTCTCATGAGTCGAGATGAACTTCTCAAATCGGATACGGTCAGCGAGCACGTCCACGGTCTTGGCAGGCCATCCGAGCACTGAATCGATATTCCGCAGCTGTGGAGGAATCGAGATGCCCAGATCTTTGAGCCCTACTCGCTGGTCGTAATAGTTCTGTCGTACCCGGTTCCTGGCGCGCTTGGCCTGCAGCTGGTCTCGCATGAGCCGTAGCTGCGCCAACTCGGTGGGCGTAAAAATATCCCCACCATCGGCGGGGATAGGGAAGAAGTCACTCATACGCTAATCCTTTGTTTCCGTGCGGGGTTGCGCTTGGTTACGCGTGCGCCCCAGTAAGCCAGCGTGGCAGCTTCAAACATCGTGACGCTACCGCCTTCTGCAGCCTGCCAGCCGAAACCTCCTCGGTTGCCAATCTTTCGGCGGGTGCATGAGAGCACCTGCTGGGTGAGCTCAGGCTGGTTGCTGTGAGCGAGGTCCTTGCCGATGATTGCCTGCTCTACCGTTGCGTGCGCAACAATGACCTGGTCCAGTGAGGGTTGCCAGATGAGCGTCTTGGATTTCACGCCTGCTTCCCTGAGCGCGTTCGTAAGGTAGCCGATGCCTGCCTTGCCGTCGATAACAATCTGGGCAGCGCGGGAGGCATGCGCGGCGAGGAAGTCTACGAGCCAGCCGGTGCCATTGGATAGAGGTTCAGATCGCAGGCCTTCGATGAAGATTGGGCCGCCGGTATCCGGGCGGCGTGCCACAGCGAGCGCGACTTCCATGCCGTCAGGAGAGAATCGCACACCGAAAACCGTGCGGCCCTCTGTGGGTGCTTCGCCTTCGCATGCGTGCCATGCTTCGGGGGTGAAAGCTGCCTGGGTTGCGGTGGCTTCGTCCCAGATGCCGAGCGCCTCACGTCTGAATGAATCGGGAGTGAGGTTCTTGCGCATGCGCTCAATTGCGACAGCGCTGACTCGGGTCGGGTATGAGGGGTTTGCCTTAGCCCACTGCTTCTTATCGTCGGCTCGGGCTCCGGGGTCGGCTGCGCACTCGATATAAAGCTTGTCCTTATCCCCAGCGAGCGACTCGGCGCGGTGCCTGGTGAACACCTCACTCGGGTCGGTCGGCTTCGGCGGGGTGCCCATCATCAGGACCAAGCCGTTCGGTGCGGCGTTGGTCGCAGGGAGCATGTCGTCGAGCGCCTTCTCGGTGAGAATCTGCGCCTCATCAAGCACAATGACGTCCACTTTTGCGAAGCCACGACCAAAGCCAGATTCGCGCGCACCGAAGAGAATTCGTGAGCCATTCGCGAACTCTACAGCCTCCTGGCCGGCGCCGCGGCGGACATGGGAGATGAACGGGGCAACCGCTGGGCGAGCCGCAATGCCCTGCATGGACTGAAAGGTTTCATTGTGGGTGCGAGCGCGATGCGCTGACCAGAGGACGAGCGTGTTCGGAGAAGCGATACATGCAGCGAAGATAAAGCCAGCAATCATGTGGGTCTTGCCGACCTGTCGAGGTAGACTCAGCGCGGCGCCACCCACGCCGGCGGCATAGAACCCGTCCTTGCGCTTCGCGAAAACCAGGCGGCCAATATCAATCTGCCAACTATCGAGTGGGTAGGACATCTTGATTAGCTGCCGAGCAATGGACGGCCAGCCGGTCGCCACAATTCCAGTAGGTATCTTGAGCTGTGCGGCGACCTCAGAGAGTTGACGGGTCGAAGGGGGCATCTTCTTCATGATGGTGCTCTCCTTCAATCTCTGCCCCGTACTGCTGCTCTAGCTGTTCCAGTTCCTCGATGTCTTTATCGAGGTCCTGGAATCGGCGTGCGAGCGCGGCGAGGTCACGGGCCAGCGTGTTGGGGTTGTCGATGTGCGCGGCGAGTTTGCTGCGCAGGGCACGGAGCCTGTCGAGGCGGGTGCCGTTTGCGGTGGCATGAGAAAGGGAGCCTTCCTCTTGGGTGGCTCCCTCAAAATCGATAGGTTCGAGTTGCTTAGGCTTGCCTTTACTCAAGGTATCACTCCTTGTCGAACCCGTATTATGTGGAAATTTGCTGTGGATATATCGCTATCGCCGGAGGGCGCGAACTCACCCTCCGGGGGAGGGGGTACCCCCCTGGTCCTGTTTGCTTCAGGTGGTTTGCCCCGGTTGATGATGTCCCCCGTATAGCGGTGAGAGGTCACCGGCTGGGGTGGATGGTTGGGGCTAAAGGATCAGCGTTGTTTTCGGTCGAATCGGTTCAGCGATTCTAATCGTCTTGCGAGCTTGAGAGCGTTTGCCTCCAAGCTTTCCGCCGAGTCTCTGGTTGCATTGGCGGCAGATGACGCGAGTATTCTCCACAACATCTTTGCCACCTTCAGCGTGAGCTGTCACGTGGTCAAGCTCGGGACTATTCGGCTGCTTCGACCTGTGCCAATCATAGGCAACGAAACAAATAGGACAGCGCATGTCGCCGCGTTCAAAAGCTGCGGCGAGCTCCTGCTTTCGGAGGTTCTTCCAGCGAGCGGTGCCGGTGCGGCTAGTCGCCATTACGCTTCCTCCTTCTTCCACTATTCATTTGTAGCTTGCGGGCTGGTATCTGGTGGGGGAGGCTGTTTGCCTTCCCTCCTCCCCCACCAGAGGAAGAATCCGACACGATTACATGTCTCCGCATCATTACCACCCCCCCTGCTAGGCAGAGGACACACCAGTGGTAAGCGGGATAGTCTAGCGTCATCATCCCCCCTTGTGCAACCACCCCCGTTACACACCAGAGGACAGCCTAACCAGCGTCTCCTCCTCCTCGTCGGCAGACAGCAGATTCCAGAGGAAAGCGCGCGGCCAGATTGCCGAGCATGCCGAACATTCGACGCGCTGAACCTGCTCCCCCTCAACGTCCCAGACAGCGACCAGACACGGCTTCTGCACCGTCGCACCGAATTCATCTCGACAAATTCGGAGCTTCTGGTGGCAGACAGGGCACACTCGGTCTATCGGCGTGCGGCGGGTAGGTTGCAGATACTCCTGAATCTTTGACACCCACTCGCTCCACTCCTCCCCAATCCAGACCAGAACAGGAAGACTAGCATGAGCGATATGAGGCATGACGGCACGCATAGTGTCAGCTGGAGATTTCCCCGCCGGCACCCCAACAGCTGCCGCAGTCTCCGCAGCAGAGTGACCAACCGCAGTCCACAAATCTAACGCCGCAACATCCAATGGCGAGCGCGAGCCAGAGGACGACGGCCCCTTCCCGTGCTCCGCACCCTGCTCAGTGACAGCCTGCCGAAGCTGATCTAGCAACGCCATTTCCAACGGAGCATCTTCGAGTGCATCTGCAGGCTCCCCCATATCCTCAGCTCGAACGTGGGCAAAGGCCAAGACATTCAGGATGGCTCGCACCCGGCGGCGCATCTCGGCGGTATCTTGCTCAGTCATTGGCTCAGTTCCTTCACGATTGCGGTCCACATGTCGGGTCTCCACACTCCAGCATCTTGACCTGCCGAAGCGAGCGCGTCGAGCCACTGGATTTGTGCTGCGGAGACTCGCCCCTTCATGGTCTTCAATTCTCTGAAGATGGTTCGCCGCTTGATGGGGTGGACGAGTACCAGGTCAGGAAATCCAGCCGGGGAACGGCGGGAGTCATGGGTGTGGTAGTGCATCCATCCCAGGCGGGTTGCCAGGGTGATGATTGCTGATTGGAATTGAGCTTCAGTCATGGTTCGTGCATTGAGCATCAAATAGTCTTGTGCTTTCACGCTTACCTCCTGGTGGTTCGGCGGGTGCGAGCTCGGCGATGACGAGAGCGTTTAGGTTCAGAGGTGGTCAGGTTTTTAACGGCTTTACCGTCCCGTCCCGACCCGGCGGATTCGAATCCGTCACCCTCCTGATTCAAATCGATTCGGAGTAATTGGGAGGAATTCGCCGCCTGAGTCCCAGCGGAAGGGTCAGTTACAGGGGCACTCTGCTCGCTACCGCGAGCGGCGCCCTGCCCGTTCCCGTCCCGTCCCGACCCGGCGGATTCGAATCCGTCACCCTCCTGATTCAAATCACCTCCCAATTCCTCCCAATCCTGTGAGGGGTCTTGAGAGGTGGTTTTGGGTACGACGAAATGGCCGTTGGAGTCTCCCCCGGTATCCGGTGCACCGGAGACCGGGGTTGGCTCTTCAACGACCTCTGCAGCGGATGCTTGCTCAGCGAGGGCAAGTTCGGCTGCATCGATCTGCGCAGAGAATTCGTCAATCATCTGCTGCGCACTGATGGTCGGCAAAGAGCTGTTGGTGTGCACCGCCGGCAAGGGTTCATCAACCTGCGAACCATCACCATCACCAGTGCCCTGGTTCTGGATCTGACTCCGGGAGAACTCGCTA